ATGTCAAACTCTTTTTATCTCTTTTTGAGATGTTTTTAATTGCCGTTAATATCTCAGTGTGATATATTTAACACATGATAATAAGAAGAGAGGTGAATAGGATGGGCAAGAATATCTTAGGATCAGCGATAAAAGAATTGCGATTGAGTAGGAAAATGACCCAAACTGAATTAAGCAAACTGACTGGTTATAGCCAAAACACTATTTCGAATCACGAAAACATGAATAGATCTCTTGATGAACTAGACATAAAGAGATATGCCGATGCATTCGGCGTTACGCCACAATATCTTTTCGAAATGGTAGGGGTAAAATCAAAAGACGGAGATCGAATAAGGAATACCAAAGCATCCAAACGCACTTTGAAACCGTTAAAAGGGATTGTTGCAGCTGGGGTTCCGCTTGAAATGTTCGAAGTTCCGGAAATGGTCCAGGCTCCGGAAGATGTTGATACGGCTTTTCCGAACGCTTATTTGTTAATCGTTAGAGGAGATAGTATGAATAAGATCGTTGTAGATGGTTCATATGCCTTGATAGACCCTTGCGAGGAATTGAATAATGGTGAAATCGGTGTCGTTCGCGTAAATGGGACAGAGGCAACGTTGAAAAGATTTTATAAAATGGGAGATTATATTATGCTTCAGCCAGAATCGACTAATCCGGAACATAAAAATCAGATATACACCAATAAAGAAGAAATAGACTCGATATCGATATTAGGAAAGCTAGTTTGGGCCATTGAATTTGATGGATCTCACTTCACTTATGTTTATGTGGATGGTGTTTTTGTTGAAAAGTCTCAATTTGGAGAAAGCCAACACCAGTTTGATGTTCCGGATGATATCTTGAAAAATGAAGGGATGCATACCGTTTCTTTAATCCAATATGATAATGATGAACCAGGCGGAAACATCATTACCGTTAAGCATCAGCAATTCGAAGTCAAGAAATAAAAAAAGCCCCGCTCCCCTAGCTTGGCGGCATAGGAGCGAGGCGCGAAAATAAACAACCTACAATAGGTCGTCATGTGCCTATTGTACCACAGGAAGGAATGATAGGCATGGCAAGCTTTAAAAAATTGGCAACCGGCTGGCAGTATCGGATCTCCTATAAGGACGGCGACACCTACCGGACGAAATCCGGCAATGGCTATCCGACTAAAAAGGACGCCCAGGCGGCAGCGGCCGACATCGAGCAGAAGCTGCAGAAGGGTCTGGACATTAAAGCCGGCGATACTCTCTTTTTGGATTACTATTCGAAGTGGGTTGAAACCTACAAAGCCGGGAAATTCAGTTTTGAATCCGATCGGAATTATCAGACGGCAATCAACCTGGTAAAGGTGCATTTCCCAGGCCTGCGGCTGAAGGACATCTCAAAACAGGTTTACCAGGCATTTATAAATGATTACGCTCAGACGCATTCAAAGGCCACTGTGCGCAAAATACACAATAAGATAGCTCCTTGTCTGCGTGAGGCTTTCCGGAGCGGAGACATCGCCAAGGATGTGGCATACAAGATCCAGATCACCGGAACCGATGGAAAAAAGGAAGTCGACAAGTATTTGAGCGAGGCCGAAACAATGAAATTGCTGGATGCACTGATGCAGGACTTGCACCTGGACTACTCGGCCCGATACATGTGCATCCTACAGCTGGCAACCGGCGCGCGTGTCGGCGAGATCATGGCACTGACGTACGATTCGCTGGACTTCAAGAAAAACACGCTCACAATCAATAAATCATGGGATTACAAGAGCGCTCACGGCTTCAAACCGACGAAGAACAAGGAAAATCGCACAATCGGCATCGATGCCAGGACAATGGCGCTGCTCAAGCCCTATTATGACGAAGTAAAGAAGGCATCACTCAAGAGTCGCTTTAATAATCCGCATCGGCTTGTCTTTGTCGGCATGAACGGGGATCCGATCACGGTGGACGCGGTGAACAAGAGTCTCCGGAAGGCATGCACCAGGGCCGGCATCCCTACCATCACCAGCCACGGTCTCCGGCATACGCATGCATCCATCCTCTTACTGCATCATCTGGATCTTCATTATGTGTCGGATCGTTTGGGCCACAAGTCGCAGATCACGACTGCATCCATCTATGCGCATGTGCTCAAGGAGACGAAGGAACGCGGCGACGAACGCGCGGCAGAAATCGCCGGCAGTTTATACGCCGATGCAAAATAAAATGCAGATGACAATGCAAAATCAATGCAAAAAAAATATATTTTCATGTCAGCGGATATCCGTTCTTGAAATAGAAAACCAAACAAATAAGGCGATACACAAGGAAAGTGAATTTCCTAGGTATCGCCTTATTTTATGTTGATGCGTCTCAAGAGGGCTTATTATAGCCTTGATACATCAGTCTTTTTACCTTTTTCATGCAGAAACAGTGCAAAAACATTCGTTCTTTCTTATTCATTTATATTCATTCATATTCTTTCTTCTATAATATAGAAACCTTTCCGGTAAATCAAGAAAAATTTGAATATTTGAGCATTAGAGCTTGCTATATTATAATACATGTATTATAATATAGACATAGAGATGAAGGAGTGATCGAGATGAAAATCAACGGCAAAGCAATAAAAACGAACGAGTTCCTGACATTCGGACAACTTGAATACTTGGAAAAACGCTATGATTCACTGGAAAGCCAAATAGAAAAAAGATTCCCGGTCACTTGTTCATTCGAAAAAAGCCGCGCTAGCGAAGCCGCCTACTTCGACGTTGAAAACGAAAACGAAGAAAGCTTCTCCTTCAGTATCCGTAATCACACAAATAAATATTCAAACGTAGACAAGTTTTTCTGGCTCGGGTCATTTGAAAACTGGAACGAAATGAAAAAAGACATCTTCGCATCAATCGAAACTTTTTTGAAAGAAGGAGAATAGCATGACAGACAAGTACCAAGAGGCGAACAAAAGGTGGCGCGAGTCGTCAAAGGAGGCTAAAGAGAAATCGAACTACTTGAAAATGCGATCAGCGGCACGAAGCTTCATCCGAAATCGTGCCACATTAGAAGATATTAAGGAGATGGAAAACATGCTAAACGAACGCGAATCATTATTAAAAATAATCGAATTGAAAGAATTAATTGACGGTAGTCGTCGCGGTTTACCGGTCATCACGATCTGGGAAAACAAAGCCGAGATACTTAAGACTCTCGAAGCCACAGGCGACGAAGATGTGAATTGGTCGGAATACGTAGCGGATGTCTACTCAGATTTCGAGGATGATGAAAAAATTATTGAAGTCGATCTCGGCAATGGTCTTCCTGAGAGATTTCACGCTCATGAATTCGAAGCAATCGACGAGTACACAAATTAATAAATAAAAAAGCCTCCCACCCGATTAAGAGTGAGAGGCTTTTTATTATGCTACACGAAACTCAATGGCCTCAATCTGCAAGCCCATCTCTTTGGTTCCGGCCCACTCGCCAGACTTAACCCATGGTCCCCATCCGATATTGGCCGTGTGTGCGCGGTATTGTACGCCGTTGCCGACATTAATCAGGATCGCCTCTATGCGCTTCGCCTGCCCGACCGTCCCGAACAGATTGGTGTTTTGATTGTACGCCACATTCCCGATGTCCTGGACGTGGATACTGCCGTTGAGCGGCTGAACTTTACCGTTGTTTTTGACGACCAGGCTAAATGCTTCCAGGCGCAATCCTTGACCGACTGTGCCGAGTGTGTTGTTTACCATATCTAGCCAACCTTTAAACTGGATATGTGCTTGGCCGCTGAAAGCTACACCCTCTGGTGCGACTGGCGCTACTGCGACAGGCTGAGCCAACTTAGCGCGGAATGCATCCATTTGCGCTTTGGTGTAGCCAGGGCAGCTGCTGTTATTATAAATTTCCCAGTGACCCTTAACCTTGCTTGCCGGGATATTTAAATCTCCCATGATCTTGCGCGTCAACCAATCACGTGCATCAATCTGCGCTTGCGAATAATCACCGCCATTACCAGCCTCAACGCTGATATGGACCACGTAGCCATTGCTGTCCTTTACACCCCATGTAATGCGTTCGTAGTCGTAATTCTGGTAAATATTTCCATCTGCGTCGATGTAAAAATGGTAGCCACCCCTATCCCAACCAAGAGTGTCACGCCAATAAGCTTCATGATTGGTGATAAACGCTCTGTTTTTGCGCATGACGGCGGTGTAGTGCCATCCAATTGTTGTGATTGCAGATAGCGCCCGGTCTTTGCGTTGACCACCCAGCGCGTCTGCGCGTCTGTCGATAATTGTGTATGCCATGATTATTTACCCTCCTTTAATGTCTTTGTCGCTGCATCCCACATACCTGATGCCGATGCCCCATACAACAATCCTTCGAACGCATTGATAAAGATGTCACCCTTGTAAATAAATCCGTACAGAGCGCCGAATAGCGCCCCAAAAACCACGGCCACAAATGCCAGATACTTGCTTTCCAAACCAGCGCGCTTGGCCATTTCCACTGCAATCATTGTGATCGGTGCGATGAAGATATTAAATTCCATTTTCTTGATCCCCTTTCAACACTGCATTCTCTACCTTCAATTCCTCATTTTCTTCACGTAGCGCCTCGTTTTCGTCTTCCAACCTCTCGACAACAACCTTGTAGCCATTGATATCCTTGATGTACTTGCTCTCGATGTCCTTGATTTGCGCCTTCAGCTGCTTGACCTCTTCCCCCAACGCATCAACCTGCTCTTTATAAAAAGTAAAAAGCTTGGTGATATTTTCGGTGTATTGCTGCTCAACACTGCCGTTTGTCTGTTTGTTGGCGACTGAAAAAGTCACCGCTCCTGTGATGGCACTTGCGATTAATGCGGATATCCACTCCATTGCCCACGCTCCTCTCAGATTTACCCCAGCATTTTGGCGACCGTTTCCAGCAAGGCATCCTTTTCTTTTGCAGTCAGCTTCGAAAAGGGTTTTTCCTTCAGTTCCGACTTTTTGGCTTCTTTGACAGTTTTGATTTCATCCAACCGCTCTTTTTTCATCAGCTCACACCTCCGAAAAGAACATCGATCGTTTCTTCGATCGTGACTACCTTGTTTTCCGTCTCTTGCACGCGTTCCTCCAAAGAGTTCGGAAGCGGGATGGGTGTTTCTGCATCTTTAGCCATTTGGAGCCATACAGCTGTATTTTGGGCTAAGTCGGCGGATAATTCTTCCGTGTATTCCACCGCCAACGAATACGCATCGTATTCATAGCGCGGGCCGTCTTCCGTTTCTGTTTGGATCACATTTTCACAAAAGCGGATATCTGCCATCGTTCCTACTTTTTCGACTGCGTATGGCGCAATCGGCATTTTATCACTTTGAGCCTTCATTTCTACACCTCCAATAGTGATTCGATAAAGTTCTTTTGCTCAACGCTCTCGCGTCGCAGTTCTTCGATTTCACGATTTTGATTTTCGATAATTTCCAGCAGTTCACTCAGCGTCATCAGATCATGCCTTCTTCCGGATCATCCACCTGCAGGACGCCGATGTTGGCGTTCGCATTCGTCGAAGAATTGTTCAAGTTCCAGTACGACAGCCCATCGTTCGAGCCATTGTTCCAGTTACCACCAACATGCGCGAGCACGCACCTCAAAACCCTCGTGATACAAACTCTAAAAGAAGCGGGGGAAAGATCCCCCGGTCCCCCTTAAAGAGCCTTCTTAAGAAGACGGCCCCCGAAACCGGCGCCCGCATCCGCCGAAGGATAGTTCAAGCTCCAGCACGACAGCCCATCGCCCGAGCCAGTGTACCAGCTACCACCAACAAGCGCGATGCGCTGTCCGGTTGATTGATAATAATAATCCGAGTAATAAGTAACAGAGTCCCCACCAACTTCTTTTGGTAGTTCTGCAAATGGGAATAGTTTGTCGAATCCTTTGTACTTCAGATATCCATTTGTATTTCCGTTAACGTAGCCAACACGCTCATAAGGAGCTGCGAACACGTTCAATGCATACTGATCCGCATTTCGGCAGACCCACGCTTGCAAGTCCGTGATATTCACGCCGTCCACAAATTGCCACATATCGCCCCACGGAGACTCAATACCGCGGTAAACGCATGGATATTTGCCATCATTCGCGATCGGCGTTCCGCTCGATGCATTGACATCCGCGCTGAATCCGGATTTCGCGCCAGTGTTATATAACACGTTACCGATAGCCGCATTAAATACGGCGCCGTCAACGGTGATCGCTTTATTTGATCCGTCGTAAACGGCGATTGATACGATTTTACGACCATAGAAGATTTGATGTCCGCCTTGTGACGTACCGAGAGAGACTGTTTGGCCAACTTTATAAAGGTCGGCCGTCGCGTTAGCTACGATGATTGTATTTGCGGCGGTTGAAGCTACCGTTACCAGGTCAGTCGCGGTGTATCGACCTGTAGAAAATCCTTGCATAATAGACTGCGAATTTAATGTCGCGAATTCGACGGTGAAAAGACAATGGATAACGTCCTGCGCGTGGATATCAAGCTGCTGATAACCTTTTAACGATGACCCTACGTTGTTGTTGGCGCGTGCGTAATTACGGAAGTCGACGATATTTTTCGTCTGCAGTGGATATGTACCAGGTTTGCTTTCCAGTTTCGTATTGTCCGCACTTAAATTTGCCTTGTATTTTCCGTGCAAGTAATAGTCCAATTCTTTATCGTTTGTAAAATCCCAAAATACAGCTGGCAGGTAATAGCCCGGATATTGTGTTTTTGAAATCTTGATCGTTTTGAAGCCTGCTCCGTCTGTTTTTTTGATATAAAACTTCGGAATTTTGATAAACACGTTGCCGTATGCATCGGTTTCTTCAATCATTTCCCTGTAGATTGGCATGCTGTCGAAATTGTTCGTTACCAAGGCGCCGCCAATGCCAGCTGCCGCAACCTTCCCGATTGCATCATCCGTGCGCGTGAGTGTTGGGCTGCTGGTTTTGTTCCAGTAGACGCCCATCACGAGTTTATCATCCGGATCGGAAGTGAGGTTGCTGATAATTTGGTCTAATTTTCCGGCGGAATCACCAGGTATTTTTCTTATTATTTCGTTTAGCTGATCAGATGGTACAAAAACCATTTAAAAAACCCCCCCTATTTATAATTAATATTTCCATTTAGTTGATTTAAATTTGTTGACATATGATTATTTGTTATGGTTTCCATCGACCTTTAGCCATCCACTCGAATGTGAGTGATTGGTTAAGCGAGGATACCGGCTTGATTGCATAAATAGAAAAATCGTTTGCCGTGCTATCCCGATAACGCTGAATAAGCGCATCCTTCGCGCTCACGGTCACGACTGGTATGCAGTTCGTCAGGTCAAATACTGCTCCTGTCGGGTAAGGTATCGTTGTTGCAACATCTGTCCGGAATAGCGAGCCGTAAGCCGTTGTCACGTCCAAAAATAGCGGTTTCCGGCCATAGACTTCCAGTGTGCCATCGCCGTATTTTTTGTAAAAGCCCGTTGCGTTATTTCCGCCAGTTTCGATAATTATTGAGGATAGGTTATCGACAATGTCAGCCATCATGGTAACTGCCGTAATGGCTACACCATCCAAAGATACTCGGCAAAGTGCTTCCTGCCGGGTTACGCCTGTCGCGTTGACATCTTGCTGTGTGAGTGTCGGATCTACTGGCGTGCCGCTTGTTGACGTGCCTTTGATAACCTTAAATTGCAATGTATCAATGCCGCCACCACCGCCATTTTTTACAAGTTCAGCCACAACTAAGTCATTGCGTTTCTGTCCTGCCGTGCCGCTATCGATCGTGAGCGTGATTGCCGTTCCGGCTTCCACGTGTAACATAAAGCCCTTGAGCGAGTAAACGCCGCTGTCCACCTGTACGCTGTTGTCCGTCAGTTTGGTGCAGGCTAAATCATTAAACGCTTTGACAATGCCGGATTTCCCGATAACGCCGTGTAGCATGGCGGCAAAGTTTGCGGCTGATATGTCCGCTGTTGTTGTGTTTTTGATGATTCCTTTCTGTGCCATTTATTCACCTGCTTTGTAATTTATTTTTCTTCCGCTTTTGTCGATTTTGAGTATCTTTTGCGTGATCGGCTTGCTGATTTTCAAGCCGGTCACCTTGTCTTTGCCGCCGACGACATCCCCAAGTTTGAAATCCGTCTCAATCTCGTCCAAATTTATCTCTATCGACTCTTCCGGAGCATTTTCGATCAGTTTGGCTGTTGCGTTATTGGTCAACTCTTCAAACGATTCGGCGTTTGGGTAATCAAGCACGAACTGTTTGTCCTTCGGTCCGATCGGCTGCGGCGTTGAAGTGATTGTGCCGTCGTCCAGGCGCCATAGTTCGATTACTTGCCGATCTATCAATTCCCCTCTCCCGAGTGCGATCACATGATTATAAGCCTGTCCGTGCGCTACTGAGGATTCCAATGGCGCGTTATAGTCCTGAGACAGCTCTGTTTCGGTGTAATCAACGGAAGAAACGGCCGACAACACGACCTGCGTGCCGTTGAAGATAATTTCCAGGCGCGCGCCGTATTGCTGTAGCATGGAATGTATGGCCGCCAATAAGTTTGTGTACCGGAACGATCCGCTCACGGTAATGCCGGAGTTCGCGGCGCTCACAGCGAACAACGAGCCGAGAGACGATCCGACAAGCGCCGCTATGGCTTGATTGGCCTCCATCGTCGTGATCGTCCGATAGGCTTGTCCTGCAGGAGGAGTAATGATTTTCCTGGCCAACATGCCCCGCCAGGTAGGACCGCCAACCTTGACAGTCGTTCCGACGTGGTTGATATCTTCCAACATGCCGCCCCATTCGGTGCCGACTTCGTAGAGATAATGGCCGCTTTGCATCGGCAACGCTCCCCAAGCCTCTTCTTTGACTTGCAATTCAAAATCATTATCAGAGTATTTAAAACCAAGTCCGCTGACGGCTTCGTATTGTTCAAACTCTGTGAGCATCTGGATTTCGTCCAGGTTCTCATCCGCATGAATTATTTCCACTTTGGTTCACCTCGCTCATAGAAAAGGGTTATGCTGATCGGAAATTCTCCGGAATAGGTCATGATACTTTCGCCTGCAGGGATCGGATCGAAAACAGAATACTCCTTGTTCCGGAGGTTGAAACTGTTGATCACTTCGCCGCTGTTTGTGATTTTTTCTACTGTCTTATTGATCTGGTTGATCACGTACCGCTCCCCGGCCGACAAAGTGCCGAATACCTGGTAGATATGCGAACCAATCGAAAAGGACGGCGACGTGGCCGGACCAAACAAGGAGATTTCAGCGAATACAGACGTGTAATGATAAATCTGCAGCTGTCGTGAGCCAGCGCTTGACGTGAAACCGAATGGGATTGCGGTTGGCAATTTGAATACGGTCGTTGCGCTTGCTTCGAACATATCGAAGGTTTGCAGCTCTTCCTTCACCCATATCGGCTTTTCTGCGAAAACGGTCAATTCTACAGCTACCCCGTTACCTGGCAGCGTCCAGTTCTTGACGTCACTTCCGACTATGTAGCAATGCAGGTATTCATCATTTACGAACAGCTTCCCTGGTACCTTTTCGGCAATATCTCGATCAAAAATATCCGTCATACCATTAAGCGTGTCATACATATCATCGCGCCAAATAGACAAGATGATTTTGTACTCCCTTGATTCTTTTTGAAAGCGTGTTATTCTTCCGCCAATTCCGCTCAACAGCTGCGTTACTTCATATTCATGTGTTCGCTTCATAAAATCGTGCTCTTGATAAAGAATTGGAGCGGAAGACATATCAACAGTTCCGCCAGCTCCAATATACTTGACACTAAACCTCATAGACTTCCGTCACCAACCTTCCGAACTGCCTTTTATCAACCTCTATTTTAAATCCGTATCTGATCAACGCTTGTAGGATAGCGTCTGCCATCATGCCGTAATTGATCGTTTCACGGCCACCCATAGCTTTCACAATTCCCCTGGCCATTCCTTCATAGGTTGTATCATTAAGCGGCAGAATAGCTTCCTTGTAGCCAGCTTCACCACCTACCATCAGATCGTTTCCGTTCATCCCAAAAATCGTGGCTCCGTCCATAACACCGCCTTGCGCGAAGAAGTCTATCCCAAGACTCGGAATAGATCCCTTTAATAAATCCCCAATTTTCCATCCTGAAGGGCTTACGCTGAAGTGCGGCATCGGGATATTCGGCCATTTAATGTCGAATCCGAAAAATCCTTTGATTGCATCTATCGCATTTCCGACTGCGTTTTTTGCGGATGTCATTTTTTCGGATATATACGTTCCGATATTTCCAAAAACAGTCTGGATACTAGACCACAAATTCATAGCTGTTGTTTTGACAACATCCCAATTCATGTATAAAGCGACTCCGATCGCAATAAGCGCAGCGATACCAAGCACGACAAGCGCGAATGGATTAGCGGCCATCACTGCGTTAAGGCCGCCTTGCGCGATCGTTTGAGCAATCGTGCTGGCCTTGTAGGCATCCATCAATCCTTTTACTGTGGAGATTATTTGTAATGCCACGAACCCGCCCACAACGCCAGCAAGCACAGGAATCAGCCAATTCGAATTGTCGATCACGAACTGAATGGCGCCTGCTACAATATTAAACGCGCCTTCTGCAGCTGATTGAATCGTCGGAGAGTTTGCGATAACCCAATCAGCGAAAGTTTGAACAGCTGGCATCAGCATGGTCGCTACCGTATTAAATAATCCGGCCCCGATTAAACTAATTTGATCAAGCGTATCTCCGAGCGCTTCACCGGAAGCAACCGCATCGTTGCTCATGACGCCACCGAGGTCCACCGCCTGTTGTTTCAGTGCGTCCATACCAGCCGCGCCTTCGTTCAAAAGCGGAGTCAATTCGGAGTATGATTTACCGAATATATCGTTTGCTAAAGCATTTCGCTCCGACTCGTCTGTCATCCCGGCCATTTTCGCCATAACTTGATCAAACGCTTCCGAAGAAGATCCGATAGTTGTGATATCAATCCCTAGCTTTTGATAAGCGGCACCCATCGTTTCGGATCCTGTTTTTGCTTCTGTGAATGCTTTTTGCTGTTTGATCATCGCGCCTTCGAGCGTCTCAGCACTCATACCGGATTGCTCTGCAGCGAACGACCACTTCTGGAACTCTTCGGCACTCATACCAGCTCTATCAGCACTGTCCTTAATGGCTCCTGTCGTTTCCGTCAGTTTATTCGTCATACCAATGACTGCCCCTCCGACAATACCAGCACCGATAGCTACTCCTGCTCCTATCTTTGCGCCAGTGCTCGCTATTTTGCTTAAGTTCGATTCCGTTTCCTTCCCCTTGTTATCGACGCCTTTTAATTTTTCGATGGCGTCCTGATCATCAATGAGGATGGAGCCGAATAGTCTGAATAGTTCGATAAGTCATTCCTCCTTTCCTCCGATAATATCGTTCATGATATCTTCCTTAGATCGTCTGTCGTATTCGATCGGTTTAGGATGTAGTTTATCCTGGAACTCTTCGAACGTCTCGAAAGTTTCCGTTGTATAAATTGGCAATCTGGCCAACCACCAATTGAATTCTTCATCACGTCGTTTATTCTTTATGGCTTTCGCAATCAACTTCGCTGATTTATGCAAGGGCAACCGCAACACATAAGAAATATTCCCGCCATACCGGTGCAGTAGCAGGTCTTCTATTTCTGTACGATCGATTGTCCTTGTTGCTTTAAAAAATCGATAAACTCCCCGTCGCCGATAAGCTCAGAAAAGAATTCTTTCATATCCTTCATAGACAGCTTCGAAACTTCTTCCGGACTTTTTCCGGACATGTCCCCGATTAGCTTTTTCACTTCGTTTTTCGCCTTGTGCAGATTGCGAATGAATTTCGAGATAAGGTCAATCCCTATCCCTAGTCCAACCTCTTTTCCGAGAGCCTTCGCATCGTCTGCGTTTTCCATTTTAGAAACATTTACTTGTGAAATGACATTTCTGACATCTGCATCCAGTCCCATTTTGTCGATTATTTCAGACATCGTGAACACATCCTCCAGATCAAACGGTTTAATTATCATGTGCTGCACTCCTTTTAATTAAAAAGAGAGAAAAATATCTCTCTTAAGCAGTTGGGTATTCTTTTTTCCACGGAGCTGTTGTAGGCGCTTCGTCCGTGTAGTGTCCGGTGAAGACGAGCTGCGGAACGGTTTCGTTTTTGTCCTCGAATTTCCATTCGATATTTTCAAGGTTCGTCGCGTTCATAACCGTGATTACAACTTTCTTACCACCCTTAGTTACACCTTCCCACTTCACATCGTTGTAATCGGTCGGATCAATTTTAAGCGTTGATGTAATTGTTGGCTTCTTTGGATCTGTAACGTCAAGTTTGAGTCCCGGATAATACTTTTTCATATCCGTCGAGGAAAATAACTCCAATGCATTGACGGTTAGCTTCGGCACCTCTCTGTCGATCACTTCTCGACCAACAACCGGCCCCATGTCGCCATCTGCAGCAATAGGCCTGATTTCTCGTTCGACTAAAAAAATTGAGCCGCCTCTTGTGAGGCCGATTGGTGTCGTTCCGATTGTTACAACGCCGGCCCCTAATAGGATTTTTTCTCCTGACATTTATATCTCTCCTTTAAAATAAATTCTTGTTGTGTATTGCAGCTGAACCATGTGAACGCCCATCAATTCCTCTTCCGGAACGTACTGCCTTATCGATCGCTCGAAATGCATGTTAAGCGCATCTGTGTTTATGACAGCGTGGTTTAGGCCGTTGTCAATCGCGTCCGCTATATCTTCTATATTCCTGACACTTTTCGAAGCATCTTCGTATATGTCCACTATTATCGAAAAATCATCAGAAGGAACAGTATCTACAATCGTATCTAACCTATAAATTACATATGGAAACACAGGTGATTGTGGTGCTTTTGTGCGATACACCCTTTCGTGTTTTGATTCGAGATAGATGGCTACTTCATCAGCTACTGCATTAGTGTCCATTTCATTCGCTCCTTATCTCATCCAGCGCGGCACCGATCAACTGTTGAATAAGTTCTGCATTCTTCACTACGATCGGTTTGATTGGATCAGCTTCTGCTCCGGTCAACATCTTTCCGACTATTCCAGGAATAGACATTTTGAACCCTATCTGCAAATCTTTCTCCTGCTTTCTAGCCCAAAATCCAAGCGTCTTTGACAAAATCTTTTGACGTCTGAAAAAACTAGACTTCATAGTATTAGCGCGTATTTCCCGGACAAGCTGAGCGCCAATCTTATTCATAACTGTATATGGCTTTTC